ATAAGCATCTATAACACCTTGCCATCTAGCTCTATCTGATTCTTTAAGATTAGGCTCAGTATAGAGATAATCTTCAAGAATTGATAATCTTGAATTGATACATCTCAATATATAAACTGCTTCAGATTGGTCAGTAACATTCTTGATCCGCATCTTATATTCATAAAGATCATCTTCTATTCCTCTAAGCCCATTCTGTTTAAGAGTTCTAAATAATCCAAAACCTTTAAACTCATGAAGAATATCAGTAGCTTCATTCAAAGATTCAGCACTAGCTTTTCTAAGTGACTTGATACACTTATCGATTTCAATCTTTTCAAGTTCAGATCCAGTTAAAGCTCTAGCATTTGTAAGAGTTTCAATTGCATCTTTCCAAGCATTATCAAGTTCAGTATATACATATAATACCCAAGATAAAGCAGATAATTTAGGATCATAAGCTTCTATTTCTGCCCAACTAGGAATAGCACTTAGATTGGTTTTTATAGATTGTAATAGATCTAAGAGTTCAAACTCATCGGATTCTATAAATGGAGTTGTTGCGGCATTTACTATCTTACGAATAGCATTCTTAATACCATATATAAGAACAGAAGCATAATTAGCTGACTGTCTTATATTAATAGTAGTTCCTGTAGATTCAAGAGTAATATCGATAATAGCTCTAAGAGTTGTAACTGTAGAAGGATCAAGTACACCAGCAATTATATTAAGTATATATGCAGCTATCTGATCGCAATCTTCAGTTTCGTTTAAAAGCTTACTATCAATCTCTACTGTATATCTATCCAAGTCATATTCTTCTGTATCTACTAAGATAGACATAAGATCTACATTAGTAATAGTAGGAGATACATGTACAGCAAAAGGAATGTTGTCATTATTCTCTGTAACTATTACTGTAACACATTGTTTTCCTCTGAAAAGCTTATTAAGAGCTTCTACTAATCCTATTGATTCTGTTTCTTTAACTAATCCATTTTCTCTAAAAGCTTTCCAAATATCATATACTTTAGCTGATACTTCATTAAAATCAGATCTTAATATTTTCATATCTGTATGTCTCCTTTACAAATATTTAAGGACTCAATTGATTCATTATACAGATGTTAGGCGCTTATTAATAATCTGACAGTTTCATTGGTAAGCCATTCTTATCTAATAATGGTGATAATGCTGAGCTATATTCATTTGATTTCAATTCTATGTATAAATTATCTGTACGATTATCTACATAGATTATATAAGTAGATCCAGATTCTACTATAGACCAATCAGTATATTTAGAATATACTATATGTTCCTGTCTAGCTATATCTGGATGTAGAGGGTCTGTTAATCCTCTAATTTTTGTGACTATTACAGCTGAAAATATAAGTAAAAGAAATAGTAGCAATATCACTACAAGACATGCTGATATACTTGGTATCTTACATTTAAGTATACTATTTTTTTCATTGTTCCCCTCTGACATTGTTTCCCCTCCTTTCTTCAGATAACCATCTGAGAAATCCTAAATATTGATCTATATAAGATAATTTAGTTAAAGTAAACCCCTCATACTTTGTGTAATATCCTAAGATTGAATCGGGGTCTTTTACCGTAACATTATATCTGTCAAACATCCAATTAGCAAATTCTACGTTACTCAACGAATTCAAAAAGTCCCGATTTGTCAAAATTTATCCTCCTTTTTACTCTTAATATAGTAAAGCTTTAATTCCAAGAATAAATATCATAAACATTACTCCTATAAAAGCTAATAATCCTATATAGAAACATATATTTTGAAGTAAATACATACTCCTATATTTAGAAATTAAAGTCTGCTGATACGACTTTTCTAGACAACCCTTAAAATCTAATTCTAAATATCTATTAGAAAGTTTATTAGACTTTACAAATAGAATATAGAATATTAGCACTGATATGGATAATACTATGCCGAATCCTACCAATCTAGTCATGATTGTAGTTGTGGTGACTTTATCCCCAATAAACGTTGCCTCAATAATACCCATATACATAATAATCAAATCACTCATTCCTTTTCATCTCCTTTTTTCGTTTAACAACTAATTTGATATGCTACAGTTATATAGTATATCATTCAAAATAAAAGCTTTCTCAGCTTTTTCGATAGTAAATTATTATATAAATGTGAACCCATTTTTACATTTTAACGAAGTTGCTGTAAAGAAAATGGGGTAGCAAAAAGCTACCCCATTTTTGTTATAATCTACTAAATATATCAAATAAATTACCATGTAGTTCTTCATTCTTTATATCTTCAAATTCTTTATCATTATCAGCACATACATTACCAAACATACTATCTGGTATTTTTATATAACTAACACCTAAGCTATCTTTAACAGTTTCCACATTATATTTTTTCTCATATGCTTCTCTAGCATTCTTATTTAATAATAAGTATTGATTAAAAGCTTCTTGTTCTTTATCATACTGCTGATTTTCAAACTCTTTTCTAGTTTTAATTCTAGAAGAACTACTCATAAACTCTTTAAGTCTTTGAGCTTCAGGATCATTTTCGTCCATTACTGGAGACTCTAGCCCGGATAAATCTATCTTTTCAAGAGAATCTTCTTCTCTATCAATATCACCATCCATTACTTCTACATCTTCATCAGTCTTCAGAGTATTCTTAATAATACCAAAATTCTCTGCTAAATTCTTTCCATCATACCATACATATAAAGCCATTAGATATGAGAAAACTTGATCGTCATGGTTAGGATATATAGCCTGAGTTTTACCTTTCTTATCTACTTCTAAAGTCTCCAATTCGTGATGTAGTACTAATGATATAAATTTATCTTTATGATACTGAACTCTTTCGTGTAGTAATTCTATTAATCTAGCTCTTACTTCCTTAGTAGAATCTAATCCATATACTTTAACTCTAGCTTTCTTTCTATCAACTCTAACACCATTAAATGATTCTTCAATAACTTTCTCTTTAATTTCATAATATAGATTCTTTTTAATAGATGTCTTACACAAACGTTGTAATACCGAAACACCAAAACCAAGTTGTTTATCTATAGACGCAACTCTATAGACTCTAGTCAATTCTAGACATTCCCATTACAGGATATGATCAGACTATTTGTCATCCCTCTATAGTATTTATTAAAGTCATTAAATATTCTCTTAAACTTTTGTCAGATTCACCAAAATTATTTAAATATGAATCCATTTCAAATAATTTTCCATCTGGTGTTTCCAATTTCCCAAAATTGTCAGCACACTGTCCACAACAATCGATTAGTTCGACACTGCTATCGGTGTCATTATACTTATACTCTATACGACATGTTGTAATGAATGTCACTTTATCTACAACCGTATAGGTTAAAGTTTTTTCTTCTCGATTGAAATTATACTTACAAAAGTTATACCCGAAATTTAATGTTTTTTCCATTATAATACCTCCTATAATTTTAATTAAAAGTTATAAAGGTATTAAATTACTACTATATATAGGGCCAGGATTTTTCTTCCACCATTAGCTTGTGGTTTTACTCTCCCATCAGGAGATAGTCGTTGAACGTCTCTCATATATTTAATATGAGCTTTCGCTGCTAAACTGAGTTTTATTTTTCTACACACGTATAGTAAAAATAATTAAACTCTTTCAAAGCAATTAACCCTGTTGATACTAATAGATTACTCTATTAGCAGTGGTTCTCAATATTATAATATTTACTATCATAAGTATAATAAAAATATACCTAAAAGTAAATAAAAAATACGATATTTCACCATTTCTCTCGATATTTACAATACTATTTGGTAAGTATTTAGATACTAATGTATATACTACATCAGCTAGATCATCACTAGGAATATAGTTACAGTTCATTATAGCTATTACTCTAGTAGTTCTAGAATCTATAACAGTTATAGCTGAAGAATCATTATATAATGCTCCAGATACATCGACTCCTATTATAGGAGGATATCTTAAATCTATCTCTTCAAAGATCTGCATCTGATACTGATTATACTGGCCAAAGAATAAAGTTCTTATAGGTTCTCTACAGAATTCTTTTATCTTATCAAGATTTTCTTTAGAGAATGCTGCATTATCTAGTAATGTAGTCCATTCAAGAAGAACTTCTCGACGTATTCTAGGCCAATCTCGAAGCATAAGTCTACAGATATTGTTAAAGTATTCTGTTCCACCACCTAATTGTTGATACGAATAACTTATCAGGAAGAATGGTGAATTCTTATTACTATTTCTAATTTTATACATCTGATCTCTTGGGGTATCATAATAATATTCAACCCAAGGAGTAGCTTCATTTCTCATTGAGAAACCATATAAACCTTCTTCTGTAGACATATCACCTGGTGTAGAAGTGATAATAATAGAATGAGGTTTACCATTCTCATCTGCGTTTATAGCAGCTCTAGAATATGCAGGAGATGCAGCAGCGTATAAGTATTGATTATATTTAACAAAGAAAAACTCATCGAGCATGATATGAGCAACAGTAGCACCTCTACCAGCTTTATCTGCTGCTTCTTTAGATCTTGCTGAAGCCATAGCAGATATCTTATTTCTATTAAAAGGATTCTGTATAGCTTGAACAGTATCTGGAACTTTTAATCGTTTGCCGTCGGCTCCTACGCCTGAAGAGAATTGCAAATAAGAGGGCAATACATCTCTTATTTCTTTTAAGTCTCTAAGTAAACTTTTAGCTGAGTTGAAGTCTTTGTGATAGAATAATGTTTGTGAATTACTAGAACCAAAATTGTATACCCATAGTAGTAATACTAAAGCACTGTGTGTTTTGTAAAACTGTCGAGGCAATTCAGTTATCTGATCTATATTCAATAAGAATAAATAACTCATAGCCATATTACCTCTATGAAGTATAAATGGTTTATTATCACCAGATACTGGAATTCTTACTACTTCTCTCATAAAGTACCAACAGTTATCCATACACTCTTTTAATATAGCCGCTTTTTGATAAGCATTTAAGTTTGGATCATATGGATTGACTCCTATAAGATTAGTATTATATAATTTCAGCATAAAAGCATTATTCTTAATACCTAATTGTTTTAGATAATAGTGCATACTTAAGAAACTTTTATTACTAGTCTCTAAATGTACATAAAAACTGTCATAACTATTTTGTTTAAATTTACTATATTGGGAATAATCACAACTAATCAATCATAGTTCACCTTCTTTCTTTTTACTGGATTACAGTAATTGATAGTTATTTAAATGTGATACCAAGTTCATCTTTAAAAATAATAATAAATTTTTTGAGTTATATATTATATAATTGCAATAAAAATAACTGTAAAGGAGAATTATATATGGATCTTGGAGCTTATATTCAAATTGAAAATTTAGGTAAGTTAGCAAAAGTGAATAATATTAATGTACCTAGACTTAGAGGATACAGGTTAATGGCAAATGAAACTCCTATAAGTTTCGATAATCTTTTTCGTGGAGTTGACGGTGAATGTTGTAAAGATTTATGTGAGAGTAACTGGGGTAATTGGGACTGCTATGAATTTAGTGATTATACAGAGTATGTCATATCATATTTAACAAGAAAAATTAATGGTGGTGGATGTGAACCTAGATGGGATCGAATCCATGGCTGGAAACGTAGAAAATTAAAATGGGAGATTAAAAAACAAAAGAAACGTATTAGAAAACAGTATGAAACTTTTAATAAGTATTGTGGTCGAGCAGATGTTCTGTATATTCATGCTAGAATTGGTGGTTCTAATTGGAGTTATTATAATGGCCAAGAATTAACAAAGCAACATTGGTTCTTAGAGAAAGTAGACGATTCTTATGATAGTACTTATTGTGATATTTATGCTAAATTAGATATTATAGAAGTACCAGAGGATCTACTTGAAAAGGAAGAATGATTTTCTATAAGCAAACTCCTAAATTTAGGAGTTTGTTTTTTGTATATTTAATGATTTCTCAGTTATAATTAAAAATAAACTATTTGAGTTACATACTATAATACTGTAAAAGTCAATCGAAAGGAGTATAAAAATGACTTCAATATTTAAACAAGCAAAAGCTACCTTTAAGCAGAAATACGGTACTATGATCTTTGGCTGGGAAGATGGATCAGGATACATAGAAAATCCTCCTGATTTATATTCCATATCATTATCTAAACCATTATCTAATTATTCAATTTTAAAAACAGTCAGTTATTCAGTTAACAAAGTTCATTCAAGATTGTTTACACGTACAGTATGTAATTTAGCTGAAGAAATGATGAGATATTCAAAAGGAGAATGGATTTACTCATTACACTATAATAGCAAATTTGGAGAGGATCATTAAATTGCAAAGAATCTTTATATCGATGATTGCTTGAGGGAGATATAAATAAATGTCATATACAAGAAATGAATTTGAAAATATAATCAATTCTTCAGAGAAATTTAGTAATGATTTCTATATAGCCGAAGATAAAGATTGGAATGGAGCTTTTTTAGATATAATAGCTGATTTTCATGGTAATACATATGATGTTGAAATGCACACTGGAATGGCAACATTATCATCATATTTCTTTCTACCTACTATTGGTAAAAAAGATTTTTCCAATATTATAAAAGTACATTATGATTATCAATATATGTATTTCTTAATAAGAGCAAAATTAGATTTTTATCAATACGAACCATTATTATTGCCTAATCAAAACAGTAGTGATGAAAATATAAATTATTATAACATGAAAACAGAAAGGAAAAAAGAAATGAAAAACATTGGTAAAGAATTAGCAACAAGTGGGCTAATCAATTTCAGATCTTTAGGAGAGTATTATTTATTTGATACTCTTTTAAAATCTGTAAAACAAAAGTATGGAGAAGAGATATTGATATATGAAGGGAATAGTATCTACAACGTAACAAAATGGATAGCAGAGCATGATAAGAAATATAATGCTAGACCTAAATTTAATAAAAAGGATCAATTATCAGACTGTCAATTTATATTTAAAATTGATATAGACACATATGTGTTTGTCCAATCTGGTGATTACGTCTATAAATTTGATCTTTTTTCAAAAGGAAACAATAGTGAGGATAGTGTTTGTCTAAGGCTATATATATTTGGCAAGAAATATAAAAAATATAGCAAAGAGATATATGATATAATCAATAATAGAACAAACAATCAGATATTGTTTTTGTACAATGTAAAAGGTGGTACTGATAAAGATGGAGATCTCAAGATTTCATCTGTAGCCAAGTATTTACCTGAAAGAAGTATTGATACTCTGTTTTTAAACAATGGATATAAGACAGAAATACTAGATCACATTAATGCATTCTTAGAAAATAGACCTCTTTATGAATCTAAGAACCTTATATATAAAACAGGAATCTTATTATATGGAGAGCCTGGAACTGGAAAGAGTAGTTTAGCTTTAGCATTGGCTAATTACTATAATAGAAATTTAGTAACTGTAGATATGGGCACATTTGATCGACTTGACATTCCTACACTTACTATGGCTTTGAATGCTAATCCAACAGAAGAGTTTATAGTGCTCTTAGAGGATATTGATACTCTATTTTCTACTCTTGATAGAGAAGATAAGAGCATTGATAAAGATGAAAGAGCTGTAATTAATAAGATGCTACAGTTCTTAGATTCTACATCTTCACCTAATAACGTTATCTTTATAGCTACTACTAATCATATAGAAAAGCTTGATGATGCCATTCTTAGAGATGGTAGATTTGATATAAAGATCAATATTAGTAATATTAATACTCACACAGCAACTAAAATGTGTAATAGTTTTAATATTACTGATGAAGATGAAATTAAAACTATTATCAATGGATGTAAATTCTATGGTGATGGTGAAGATAAGAAAGTAAATCCTGCAGAATTACAAAACAAAATTTTAAAATATATAAAGGAGAAGAAAATAAATGAAAAATAATGTTTTGATTGGACTTGGTGTTTTTACTGCTTTAATTGGAATAGGTAGTTCTTTTGCAATAGATATAGTTGAAATAAAAGTTAATAAAAATATCTTGAATACTGTAAATGCACTACTTATCGGTTTAGGTGGAGCTTTAGCTTTATTTGGACTTAGTAAAAAATTAGATCCAGAGGAGTATGACGAGCCAGATGATTTTGAGGAATTCTAAGAAAAAGGCAAAGAAAAATATGGTAGTATTCAAACTAAAAAAGAAAATTGGTATTGGTGATTTGGGAAGAATTTATCTATTTACTTTTGCTGATGATTATATCGATTTTGAGTCTAGATTCTTTTCTGTGTATTTTCCAATTAAAGA